TGGTCGCAGTAGATTCTGTTAAAGCAGAAGGCGCAAAGGATATGAAGCTGATCGTGCCGAAGGCAACTGCCAAGAAGTTAATCTCCATGGGCGTGATTGATGATGTGACTCTTACATATACCAAAAACAGTGCGGTATTCAAGTCTGATGAATATACCATTTACACAAGACTGATTGAAGGAAAATACTTTGCTTATCAGAAAATGTTTACCGAAGGCGAGATTAATACATGTGCATCAAGAACTGCATTGATCGGCGCAATGACCAGAGCAAAGATGTGTACGGAAGAAAAGCAGCCGGCAGTATTCCAGATAGAAGACGATGTGCTGAATATTAGTATCCGGGATAAGCTGGCAGACTATCAGGAACAGGTACCGCTCCAGGAAACCGTATGCAAATCCATACGGTTGGGATTCGATTCAAGACTGGTCCTGGAAACATTGAAAGCCTTCACCTGTGACAATATTGCACTGGGCTTCACCAGCCCACGAACACCGATGATTGTGGAAGCAGAGGACAGCGACATGAAAGCCATGGTGCTTCCGGTAGCGATAAGGGAGGCTTAAATATGATCGAGATTATATCAGTAAAAGATATCAAAGACGCAACACCAGAGGAACTTGCAAATCTTCGCCGGAAGGGACTTCTTCCGGCAGAAGGAACCAGGGGAACATCTGGAAGATCTCTCAGCCCGTATGAGCGAACCAGAGCACAGGTGGCTGCTACTGGAAACAGATGGGCGATGGAAAACTTTATTGCCACGCACAGCTGAAAGGGGATGAAATAAATGAATTTGTATAGATATTATCAGCATGATGGATTCCGATGCGAAACTACAGTCGGAATTGTTAAAGCAAAAGACATGCAAGAGGCTGAAAAAATCGTAAAAAACCATTACGAAAAAGCATATCGAGGAGAATTCCAGCGCGATGGTTGGGAGCTGGAAGAAGTTGAGTTTTCCGATGATGGATGCAGCGAAATTTATTACGGGTGATTAATATGGCGAAGGCGTTATATAACTTATGCAAAAGGAATGGGACAGTGATGGAGTACTCCATCACTGGATCCGAAGTAGCTGAATTGATTAGCTGCAAAAAGCAGGATGTTTATAATTCTGCGAGCTACGGTCAGATGATCCGGAAAGAATTTTACGTTGAAGTTGTAGACCGGCCACTGAGCCGAACGAAAGATCTTACATTACTTTTGGAATATGACCGGGTTTGTAGAGAAATTCTTGAGAGGTGTGGATGATGAAAGTATATAAAGCAGTGCATGAGAGAGAAAACAAGTGCAAGGAATTGCACAAAGAGATGAATATGAATGTAGGCCCGACCAGACTGGTCCAGCCGGATTTTTACCTGTTGGTCGATGTGGATGACCTGCAGAAACAGGTGAATACCTTGGAAAATGAAGTTCATCGCATGAAAAGAGTAGAAGCAAGGAGGAAATGGCGTTATGGAAGAAAAAATTATTAAGATATTAGAATTGGTTCAGACGAAAGACGATGGTACTGTTGAATTCTCGGAGGAATCAAAGAAGTTAATTCATGAAGTAGCTGAGAAATGCCGAATACTCCCTATTTACCAGCAAAACAAAGAAAAAGTAAATACGTACAAAGATGGAATGACAGCAAAGCAGGTATATATTGATATGTGTTTCAAAATTGTTAATGCTCCGACACAGATTCATATGATGATGGCACCTAAACTGATTCTTCCGGTAATTGATGATCTGTTGCAGGCGGAACTGAGCGAATCGGAGGAAGAAGTATGAGCCGGTTAAAAGACAGATTATTAAATTATCATATACAAGTGAAGAAATTCGCAGATGATGACCAGATGATTCTTGCGAACGATGTTTTAAGTATGATTGAACAATTGCAAGATGATTTGGAGTGGTATGAAAAGCCTAAACTCACGAAAACCGAAAAGAGTTTTATTGAGGCACTGGATCCTTCGTGGAGTTACATGCTGAGAAATGGAAAAGGGCAACTATATCTTGCTAGAAAAGTTGACTCTATGTACGGAAGTAACTTCAAATATTTGTATTTAGAAGGCATAACAATTGCAAAGTTTGATTTCATTGAAGCAGAAGACGAAAGCTGGTTGGTTGACGATTTGAGAAAACTGGAGGTAGAAGATGAGGATAATTGATATGGAATCGATTCCTATGATTCGCCACTATTGACAATAAGTTGCAGGAGGAACTAAAAGAAACGGAGGCGAGAGAATGAGCATTATCAGAAATAGATTGTACCAATTCAAACAGGAACTTTTGAGTAATAAGGATAGAGCATGGTATTCTCATACGAACTTGCTTACAGCAGTGGATCTGCTTATCACTGATTTGGACAACTTAGACGAATCTGACTGGATACGGGTTAATGACGAGATGCCGGTTGAACGAGATTCAATGTTTGCAAAGTTCAAAGGAACGAATAAATGGAAAACAGGAATGTTCGAGAAAGTCTCTCGAAATGTGCTCGTTACTGTTGAATACGATAATGGGGAACGCCATACCGAAGTTGCTCATACGGTAGACGGAAGGTGGAAATTGGAAATGCGGATTCTGAATGCAAAAGTCATAGCGTGGAAAGAAAAGCCACAGCCATATAAGGGAGACAAAAATGTATCAAACATGTAGCTTTGTATGCAAGGTCGAGGAATTTAAGCCCACAAGTAATAATTTCAGAACTGAATTTATCGGAAAAGATTGGACAGGCCGTAAACAGTATCGAGGAATAAGTTTCAAGAAAACGCAATTTGGGAATATCGAAGATATTAACTATTATCCATTGATAAAAGAGTTTATTGAAATCGCCGGAAAAGCGGAATTGTTGAAGACGATTAAAGATTACTGCAGAGAGCACTGTGTATGGCTAAAGACAGAGAAGAATATAGAAAATTATGCCATTGATTGCCTGCTGCTAAAAGCATACGAACACTGGAAGGATTTTCCAAAACAGGCATCAGAACCAGATAAATGGATTTTCTATTTTGAGGATATAAAAATGCTCTCAAGAAACTTATGAGTCGGGATGATTATGCTTTTCCTTGCGCTGGCTGTCTTTGTGGTCATTGTGCGAATAATCTGTACAGTTCAGACAAAATGGCAGGAGAAGCAAAGATATTTTGCTATGTTTGCGAGGAATGTCGATACTATGATGGGGACTTAAAAAATAAAGACATGAGATGTAAACAGTGCGAAAACTATATCGTAACAAATGAACACGCTGAACGTTTGAGAAAAAAGATAAAGGTGGTAAAACGATGAGAAAGATTAAAGAAAAACGTATGCAAAGTTATGTTCTTAGAACCAGAAAAATGGTCCAAGAAGGAAAAAACAAAGAAGGGGCAGAAATGCTTAGTGAAGGCTTGAACTATTACAGTAAAAATATCATTAAAGCTCTTACGCCATATGCAACTGCAGACGCCGGAATTATTTCTATGGTCCTGCGCAACTTGGCAGATGGTATCGAAAAGGATAATCCAGGAGCAAAAGAACTTCGCATGTGGGCAGAAAACAACACCACAAAACCTGAATTGCAAGAAACAATTAAGGTAAAAAAACCCAATATGAGGTAGAAAATGACAAGAACTGAAACAACCAAATTCCTCGGAAAATTACTTGCAGATACTCGCCTCGGAGGGGCTGGCTCGCACTGGGCCAGCGAGGTTAGTATTGATCCATGGACACTGAAGGCAAGGCGGGTGGACTACATGGAATTTTCTCCGGCGAATCAATGCTCTGTGTCAGGAATAGAAAAAGGCATATTCACCTGCTATGAAATTAAGAGCTGCAAAGAGGATGTTTATAGCGGTAATGGTTTGAATTTCTTCGGGGAAAAGAATTACATTGTAACTACGATGGCGTGCTACAAAGACATTCTGCCAGATTTCCGGAGTGGCAAATTTGCTAATTACATGAGTGAAAAGCACCCGGATTCATCAACTTATTATGGCATTATGGTTGCTATTCCGTTTTGGGGAGAAGCAACGGAAGAATTCAATGATCCTACACCATTAAGCGAGGATATAAACTGGAAGTTGGAAATTGTATTGCCTTGCAGGCAGGGGATAAGAACGAAGTCTATGACAGAATTACTGTTCTGCATGCTGCGGAGCGGGCGTTGATAGCAGTGAAAATGTCGAATTCAAATTCAGTGAGGAAGAAGATGGATAAATCAGTATTAGTGATAGAAACACCAGAGAATTGCTATGATTGTCCAATTGGTCAAGATTGTAGCAATATATTGGAAACAAGCCTCTTTTGCCTGGGTGCAGGAAAATGCGTGATCGATAAAGAAGCGGCAACAATTCCTAATTGGTGTCCGCTGAAGCCATTACCGGAACGCCATATAGCTCCGAAAACTGCAACAGGGTATGAAATTGGTTATGAAGATGGATGGAACGAGTGCTTAGAGAAAATAATGAGAGGTGAACGATTTGAGAAGCTTGGAAAAAATATTGGGGAATCAGTGTATTCGGAATCACAAAGTAATACCCCCGACGCATATGGCAGAGATTGAACTTCCAGAGTGTGGTACATGCAAACTGATATGGGAATGCACGAATGGCTATGAATATGTAGCGGTTTCGCCACAAGATCCCGGCTCACAAAATAAATACCTTTATCCAATGTGGAACGATATGTGTGTATTAAAGGATATTTTCTTTGGCGATGAAGAAGTGAAATATAAGTACAGTTCAAAGAAGTTTCGGTATGTGAATAGTGTTGAAGGGCGGATGCATTTATGGAGGCCAATAGGGTATGAAATTGATGAATTAATAAAGAGAGTGATGAATTTATAAAGAGAGAAGGTGAATAAATGAGAAGTGCATTATTTTATATCGCAGGAGCTACTACAGTAGGAGCGTTTTTTACATTATGGTGCGCGGTAGCAGTACAAAGAGTGAGAAAAGAGAGTGAAGCATCCAAGTACGGAGAGCTTTGCGCGAGGATCCAGAAACAGATCGATGAAACAAGAATGAGGATATCTTCTGTGAAAATGCAGCTTCATATAGCGGATCATGCTCTGGATCAGGCATTGCTTCAGTGGAAGTATGAGTATCTGATAAAACAGGAACAATGGCTTATCGAACTGATGTGTGGGAAAAGAGAAGAAAAGAAGGAGGAAAAGCAATGAAATGTAGTATTAGCACATATTATAAAATTTTAGATGCGGAGCTGTATGACTTTGATGATGGTTATATGCAGTTGAATGTTGACATCAATGCAAAAAGCATTGATATTGAAGGTTATGTAAGCAAACAGAAAAAGAGTATTTCGGAGATGTGTAATGTACCAGAAGAGAATGTGATTCCAATATCTCGGTTGGAGTATGAAGCAAACACGGACGAGTGAAGAAAGGAAATCCATATGTACAGCAAATGCCAGAAATGCGGAAGGAAGCTGACAGACCCGGAGAGCATTAAAAGAGGGTATGGACCAGAATGCTGGGGAAGAATCCCTGGAATACATATTTCCGAAGCAGAGGAAGACGAACAGATTGACGGACAGATGAGCATTTTTGATGTTCTGGATGAACCACCGGAGAAGGAGTAGAAATGGAGGATAGATGCGTGATGTGTGGAGAATACGTGCCGGAAGGATCAATGGTATGTCCTGTATGCCAGCGTAAGTATTCAGGCCGGCCGGCTATGTCCAGAGTGGACAGGAAAGCTATATGTCCTGACTGCGGGACGATACAGGCTCTGGATGATGCGAGAGATGCACTTGGCCACGGCATGACAGATCAGCAGTGGGAAGAGTATAAAAAGAATTTTATGCAGCAGTTAAGGGAGGGGTAACATGGATAAAACGCTTTATAATGCCAGTGGATGTAAGGACAAGACTGCTCATGATGCAATTTGCGCCGCGAATAAAACGCAGGTGTTCCGATCGGATTGGACGCCAAGAGATGCGGACGCGGATATGTTTGTAAAGATGGTTAAAAGACTTGCCCGGGGATTTGGATTTAAACTTTGTGACAGGATTCGTTTCGAGGATCCTGCGACAGGAAAGAAGTATGTGTGAGGTATGGCATGGATACAGAGAAAAAAGTACAATTCGTAGCACTGACAAAAGAGGAAATTGATGCAATGATTCAGCAGGCTGCTCTTGCCGGAGCACAGGTTGCGTCTGATGCAATGATGGTAGGACAGAGAAAAAGCGAGAAGGAGAAGATTGATCGTCGTTTGCATAACACTGATTTGCTCCTTAGAAATTATAGAACTTTAAAGGCGAGCTACGAAAATGCCGTCTATAAGTCCAAGGAAGGGGAGGTTACAGAGGTACTGGAAGACATCATGACCATGAAAGATGATAAGGTCATAGTGGAGAGCATCAAAACTTCGGCCAAAAGAACCGCTATCATGGTGCAGCATATTGACAAAATGCTTGATGTATACCGTATCTATTGTAGCAAATTATCGGAAAAAGATAAGAGACGCTATAAGATTATTAAAGCCCTTTACATATCAAAGACGCCAATGACAATTGCAGAAATTTCAAAAAAATTTTCGGTCAGCAAGGTCACTGTATATGAAGATATCAAAATTGCGAAAGAGCGCTTATCTTCGCTGTTTTTCGGAATTGACGGACTGAAGTTTTTTTAATAAAATCAGAATAACGGAATCTGTTAACTTAACATTGACTTAATAACGAAAATGGTGTATGATATGCGAGTAAAATTTTAATCAAAAGCCATGAGCCACTGGGAAAAACCAGTGGCTTTTTTAATGCAATCTTGGGAGGGAGGAAAGGATAGAAAGATGGGAATGCTCCTTTAAAATATTTTAGAGGAGATTACGCATGAATGGAGTAACAATATTATTTGTATATGCAGCTATCATGATCCTGGCAACAGTGATCCTGACAAAGAAAGAAAAAAATGTGGAACGCTTCTGTGTTGGAAGCCGTTCTGAAAACTGGCTGATGTCGGCTCTCAGCATTGCGGCAACGTGGATCTGGGCTCCGGCATTATTTGTATCAACTGAGAAAGCATATTCTACCGGCTGGGTTGGCCTGTTCTGGTTTCTGGTTCCGAATGCCCTTTGTCTGGTGATATTCATTCCCTTTGCAAAGAAAATCCGGAAGGAAATGCCAGAGGGAATGACACTGTCTGGTTACATGAAAGAAAAATATAAATCCGATAGAGTAAAAAGAGTTTATCTCTTTCAGCTGATCGGACTGTCTGTTCTATCAACAGGAGTTCAGCTTCTTGCGGGAAGCCAGATTCTTAGTGCAGTAACAGGAATTTCGTTCAAAGCCATGACTATTCTGCTTGCTTGCATAGCAATTTCATACTCCCTGTTTTCTGGAATCAAAGCATCTATGCTTACAGATGCTATTCAAATGGTATTCATGCTTGTTGCATGTAGCCTATTTGTAATATTCGGAGTAAGAAATACAGGAACACAGGGCATTATACAGGGCCTGAGCGGTATATCAGGAGACTGCACAACGCTCTTTTCTGGAAAAGGAGTAGAGATTTTCTTAGCCTTTGGGCTTCCGACAACGATCGGACTTTTATCCGGGCCGTTTGGCGATCAGAGCTTCTGGCAGAGGGCATTTGCAGTAAAAAAAGAGAAGCTGGGAAGAGCGTTTCTTCTTGGAGCAGTTCTTTTTGCGGTGGTTCCACTATCAATGGGAATTCTTGGATTTATGGGAGCCGGTGCAGGATATCAGGCACAGAACCTTGGAATCATCAATTTTGAATTGATCCGCCACTTTTTCCCGTCCTGGGCAGTATTGCCGTTCCTTTTCATGATTGTTTCCGGTTTGCTGTCTACAGTGGATAGCAACCTGTGCGCAGTATCTTCGCTTACGACAGATATTGCAGGAGGAAAAGATATCAGGAAGACCAGAGCTGCAATGGCAGTGCTTCTGATCACTGGCATTCTGATTGCAAATATCCCGGGAATTACAGTGACACATCTGTTTTTGTTCTATGGCACACTGAGGGCGTCAACATTACTTCCAACAGTCATGACACTGAAAGGGGTAAGACTGAATGCAAAAGGGATTATCACAGGTGTGGTTGCTGCACTGGCTGTAGGGCTTCCTGTATTCGCCTACGGCAGCGTTTTGAATAGTGGACCATATAAAACACTGGGAAGCTTGCTGACAGTCCTGTTGAGCGGACTTATCGCCTTGGCTGCTTCCAGAAAGGAGAGACACTATGCTCGGTAGAAAACAATCCGTTCGAAATAATGAAGACTGGAAGAATGCGCTTGATCACATTGAAGAGACGGTGCCAAAGAAAGAACTGGATTCCCTTGTGAAAAAGACAGTGAAAGACATCAAAGAGAAATGCAAGGGGAAAAAGGCAGCCTATGCATGGAGTGCGGGAAAAGACTCACTGGTACTTGGAGAGATATGCGAGAAAGCCGGTATTGATCAGAGCGTCCTTGTAAGGTGTAATCTGGAATATCCGGCATTTATTGCATGGATAGAGCAGAATAAACCTTCTGGCCTTGAGATTATCAATACCGGACAGGATATGGAATGGCTGAAAAAGCATCCGGATATGTTATTTCCGGATAAAAGCAATAAGGCAGCGCAGTGGTTCCATATCGTACAGCACAGGGGACAGGCACGATATTATAAAGAACATCAGCTGGAAATACTCCTGCTCGGACGCAGAAAGGCAGACGGCAATTATGTTGGAAAAGATAATATCTACACTAATTCAGCCGGAATCACCAGATACAGCCCTCTTGCAGAGTGGAGGCACGAAGATATCCTTGCATACATTCACTATTATGATGTGAAGCTCCCACCCATATATGACTGGGAGAAAGGATATTTATGCGGCACACATCCATGGCCTGCCAGACAGTACATGGAGACAGAACAGCAGGGCTGGAAAGAAGTTTATGACATTGATAAGACCATAGTTGAAAATGCGGCACAGCATTTCGATGGAGCCAGAGATTTTTTAAAAGCTATCAAATAGCCGGTTGCAGCCGGAGGCCATTGCCCTTCAGAAATGGAGGACAAAATGAAGGTTATTAAAAAGAGACTGGATGATCTTAAACATCCAGAGAAAAATGTCAGAATTCATTCTGAACAGCAGATCAGGGAACTGAAACGCTCCCTTGAGAAGTTTGGACAGACCAGAGCCCTTGTTGTGGATGAAAATAATGTGATTCTGATCGGGAATGGCTTATATGAGGCTATGGTGAGCCTTGGTTATCAGGAGGCATCCGTATATGTAAAAACGGAACTTTCTGAAAATGATAAAAAGAAGCTTATGATAGCCGACAATAAGACTTATGCTCTTGGAATTGATAATCTGGATACACTGAATGAGTTTCTTGAGGAATTGCAGGGCGATCTGGACATTCCGGGATACGATGAAGAAATATTACAGCAGATGGTCGCGGATGCAGACGAAGTAACTGAGAAAATCTCTGAATATGGAACATTGGACGAATCAGAGATCCAGAAGATAAAGGAAGCCAATGAGAAACGGGAGCAGAAAGCGGCAGCAGCGGAAATATCTGACAATAATTCAGAGAACAGTTCGGAAAATCCGAACACTTCAGACAACCAATCGTCGGAAAGGCAGAATACCACTGAAACAGAACCGGAAATAACAGAAACCCGGAAGTTTGTTATCTGCCCGAACTGCGGTGAAAAGATATGGCTGTAAAACGTTGTGAAGCCAATATCGATGTTGTGAAAGCTGCAGAGATCCGGATAAAAAACGTGTTCGGAAACGGGCTACCAGTGTTCTTTTCTTTCAGTGGGGGAAAGGACAGCTTATGCGTGGCGCAGCTGATGGTCAATCTGGCCAATCGAGGTGAGATTGACATGAAACAACTTACAGTGCAGTTTATAGATGAAGAAGCAATCTTTCCTTGCATGGAGGATATGACAAAGAAGTGGCGGCGCATCTTTATGATGATGGGAGCAAAGTTTGAATGGTATTGCGTAGAAGTAAAACATTTTAACTGCTTCAATGAACTGTCAAATGATGAAACATTTATCTGCTGGGATTCCGCAAAACAAGACGTATGGGTAAGACAGCCGCCTTCCTTTGCGATAAGGAACCATAAACTGTTACGTCCAAGGATTGATGCTTATCAGGATTTCCTGCCAAGGACAACCGTATCAGGAATTACAATGGTCGGTATCCGTACAGCGGAATCTGTACAGAGGCTTCAGAATATTGCGTCTATGACAAAAGCAGGAAACAAAATGACTGCAAAGAAGCAGGTATTTCCCATTTATGATTGGACGGACAATGATGTCTGGCTCTTCCTTCTGAGAAATCATGTAGATATCCCGGAGATATATTTGTTCCTCTGGCAGTCAGGATCCAGTAAAAGGCAGATGCGAGTATCCCAGTTCTTTTCTGTTGATACAGCAAGAAGCCTTGTGAAGATGAATGAGTATTATCCAGATCTTATGGAACGGATCATCAGAAGAGAACCGAACGCTTATCTGGCTGCCCTGTATTGGGACAGCGAGATGTTCGGCAGAAGTTCCAGAAAAAGGAAAGAGGCGGAAGAGGGACAGGAGCAGAGAGATTATCGGCAGGAGCTGATACATCTTTTTAATCACATGGACGTTTTTTTCGACACTCCGCATAAAAGGCATGTGGCAGAACGATACCGTAATTTCTTTATGGCGGTATCAGCAATAGCTACATCGGCCGATTGCAAGCACATATACGAAGGACTGATATCCGGAGATCCCAAAATGAGGGCATTCCGGGCACTGTACCAGAGAGTATATGGACGTTATATCAACGATGCGAAGAAAGGAGAACACCATGGACAATAAGCTGTCAGCACCATCTAGGACCATGCATTGGGTAGATAGGAATAAGATCAAACCAAATGATTACAACCCGAACAAAGTTTCGAGACAAAATCTGGAACTGCTCACACAGTCTATCTTTACAAACGGATGGACGCTGCCAATTGTGGTAAGACCAGACGGTACTATTATTGATGGATTCCACAGATGGACGGTTGCAGGACCTGACTGGAAGTACGTTCCTCCTTCGGAAGAAGATGATCGCAGGACATTATACGAACGTCTTGAGGGAAAAGTGCTTGTAGTGATTGTTGATCATAAAGATAAAGCGAAAAATATTTACGGTACCGTTACCCATAATAGGGCAAGAGGTACCCATTTGCTAGAACCTATGAAGAAAATCGTTAAAGAACTCATGGACGAAGGCAAAACAGTTGAAGAAATCGGAAAACAGCTTGGAATGAGACCGGAGGAGATCTTCC